GTTGTAATTCATTACCGTTGTCAAAACCAATAGATTTAGTGGTTCCAATTTTGATTCTTTCATGTGTGCTGAGCTCAGAATCAGGTCTTTCAAACATGTCTCCAATTGATAAGTTTCTGTCAGTATCAAACTGTATAATAGGTGATGTTGCAGTTGCAGTGCCACCATTCAAGTCGGTACCTACATCCAAGAAGAAGTTGTTTGAAGAAATTATAGTGCTGGCGTTTACTGCATATATGCCTTGGTTGTATATGTTATCAAAAAGGCATCCAGATACTTTAAAGCCTTGTGGACCACCATTGGCAATAGTTGCTCCTATGTACAGTGCCTGAAAGTGTGTGGAAAATTTTGAATTAATGATGTTTACATTCTGTATCTTGATACCAGTGTCTATACCATAGGTTGCTTTGGAAAATGAACAAGCATCAAATGTAATATTTTTGGGTATTTGTGATGATGAACCATCAAATTTTACACAACAAGTACCATCTAGTGCATCGTTGATATCTATATCTTCTGCCTTGCCTTTGAATCCAACATTTCTAAATGTGATAGTATCACATCTGTCAATTTGAAATACATCAGTGACTTCTAGTGCTTGAAATGTAATTCCTTCAATTTCAATCATGGTTGGTAGTGTGGCATTGTTAGAGCCTATCTGACTACCTGTTTGTTGTAGTGAGTCAGTGGTTCTGGCCACAAATTTAGCAACAGTGGATGTTGGATCATTGTCCAGTTGAATAATTGATGAATCAAGACCATCTCCTAGTATTTTAGCAAATGAAGGTATCTTCAAAGGTGATGTTATTTTATATTTGCCTGCAGGAAAAAATAAAGCTCTACGGATTTCTGTGTTGGATTCTCTGCAGAATAGTTCGTTGAATGCTCTGTTAATAGCATCTGTGTCATCTGTGGTTCCGTCACCTTTGGCTCCAAAATCTAATACGGATGCTCTTTCATCTAGTTTTGTCTGTAATGTTCTATTAATAGGCGTAGAAGTAAGTTCACCAGTCTTAACTGTGTACCCGGCATGATTACCTTTATAAGTATAACCTGAACCTATTTCTAATAAGTCAGAAAACTCAGTTAAAACTTCTGTGTTACCAACAACTGGTGCTCCATCTGTGAGCGAACCGTTGCCTATGAATAATCTTCTTGAATCAATTGCCCAGCCAAGTTCTCCACCACTGAGTTGTGGTAAACTTTCATAAAGACCTTGACGGTGTTGTATTTTTGAAATTTGTCTTATAGCCATATTTGTACCTTACCTTTTTATTTATCGCAGTAGGTTAGGCTAGCATTTGATAGTATTGCTCTACTCTTTTCCACCACTGATCACGCCAATGATCAAACTCTTTGCCTTCTACTAAAAATTCTTGATACTTGTATTCTGCCGAACACATCAGTATCACACCTCTATTGATCTTGGTTCCATGTACTTCATTGTGTGCTTCTGCATAAGCGGCCAACTGTAAAAAGTAATCTTGTATCCATTCTTTCTTTTTGGGCTTGTTGGTTTGCTTAAAATCCATGATAGAAGGTTTTTTGTTGTGTATACCTACACAGTCTGTGGTGCCTGCATACACTTTAGGAAAGTACAGTGGCACTTCTACACCCCAGTACTCTTGACAGTTTTTCAATCCTTCTTTGATTACAATCTTAGCCATCTTCAATGATTGTTGTGCAAAAGGATTAGACACAGATTCTTTCAGTGTTTGACCTTTCACATGATCTTCAAGATACTTGTGCATACGAGTACCACGACTGGCCGCCTCTGTGGTTATTTGTTGAGCTTTGGCTTCGCCTACTCGCTTCTTCCAATTGGCCAATGCTATCATTTTTTCCTTAGGTGCTGTCTTGGACAACACTGTGGTCACTGAAGGCACTGCTTCTCCTGTAGGAGTAGTATAATGTCTTTTGCCGTCTTTGTTAGTTCTTTTAAGAGCCGAATAATTGTACCGGTCTGTCAAAATGGGTCTTTGGGTATTGGAATTTTTCAAAGTCTACCTTGTATGTTTCGTAAACAAAACCCCAACTCCAGTTCGAGTAATATTCAGAAACTTTGTGTTGTTTCTTGGTCCAGTTGTACTTACGCAGTTCTAGACTTTGCCCTAACTTTTCTTTAACAATGGTAAAATCGGTATGTAAATTTTCTGTTTTACATATCAAGTCTACTTGATCAAACCATGATGCTTGTGGATCATACAAACATGGATCTACTGCTACATACTCTTTCAACCATTTGTCAAAACCTTTGTGATATAGTTTTTCTGCCAATTCAACTTTTGCTAATCTACCCTTAGTTTCTTCATCAGGATATCTGCCATTACTGATCCAATACTTTTGTGCCTGTGCATTTAAGTTGGACCATTCATACCAAGATACCATTCTGTCATAAGGATTTCTCACTATGGTAAACCACCAATCAGCATCTGGCATCGTATTTTGTTTGGGAAAGTTGAATGTTTCTGGCAATGGTTGTCCTATGGCTTTGAACCATCTTTTGACACTCACGCCACCTGTTTTAGGTATGTGTACGAATCCTATATCAGACATGAAAGGACTCACCGCAACCACATCGTCCTTTTTCCAATGGGTTGACAAACTCGAAGCCCTCTTCTAATTCTGTAACCTTGTAATCTATTGTTGTGCCTAACATGAACATGATAGACTTGGGTTCGACATATATTGTGCAATCTTGATCCACAAACTTTTCATCCGTGGGATCTTCTTGATCAACCCATGCCATGGTGTATGATAATCCTGAACAGCCTTTGGTAGATATGCCTAGTTTGATGCCTAGTCCTGAACCTCGATCTGCCAATGCCTTTTTGATATGATCACTAGCCGTTTTCGTTATCGAGATCATTGTGTCCGTTCTTTTTCTTATAATCAGTGATAGCGGCCTTGATGGCATCTTCTGCCAACACTGAACAATGTATTTTTACCGGTGGAAGAGCGAGTTCGGTTGCGATTGCAGTATTTTTGATTGTCCCTGCTTCGCCCAATGTTTTGCCTTTAACCCACTCAGTAATAAGAGAGCTACTAGCAATAGCGGACCCACAGCCGAAAGTTTTAAATTTTGCATCTTCAATCACTCCTTTCTCGTCTACTTTGATCTGTAACTTCATAACATCTCCACAAGCAGGTGCTCCTACAAGTCCTGTGCCTACAGAAGTATTTTCTTTGTCCATGGAACCTACATTCCTAGGATTTTCGTAATGATCTATTAGTTGTTTTGAATATGCCATAACTTACTCCATTTTACAATATTTATGAATAAATGTCAAGTATTTGATGAAAAAAAAGCCCCAACTAATTTATTAATTGGGGCCGGGGCTTGAAGTATGTCTTCATAAAGTATATAGTTAACTAAATTATCTGATTTGATTTTTTGCCATCTTGGACACTATCTTCCTGGCCTTGTCCACTGGCATTTTGACCATGTCTTCTTTAGAACCAAAGTATATCACATCTTGAGTAACATCTTTGACCATGTTTGACAAAGGAGGCTTTCTCATGATATCCATAACCTTGTCAGGACTCATGTGTATGCCCAGACCGTCTGCCATGGCAATAAATTGATCCATGGTCATTTCTGGATTTGTTTTAAGGTATTCAGATTGTCCAATCAGATACTGTACAAGAGTTTGTAACTCTGTATCACTGGTGATTTCATTAATTTTCATTAGTCTCTGGTGTCGCGACCAAGATTGTCTGTGGGATCAAGATCTTGAATATCGCTTGGTTCTTCTTCTGCAGGTGCTTCAATGTCTGGGGACATGCTGTCTGCGGATATTGGCTCTTGTCCAGTCATTCCTGACATTGCACTGTCCATGCCCTGTTTAGCTTCGCCTACATCTTTGAGTAATTTGTCCAAAACTACTACTGATGAGTCTGCAAACTTCTGTGCTTGATTTACACCTAATTCATCTCTCATTTGGTCAACCAATGCAGGTAAATCTTCATATCTCATACCAGCAACATCTTCTGACATAGCTTGTATCTTATCAGACATGTCTTGTGAAGCCAATACTACCTGTGCTTGTTCTACTTCTGATTCTGTGACTTGTTTTGATTCGTTAGGCATATTCGCAACATAGCTTATAACAGCATCTGCTTCTTTGCCTGCTTTCTCTTTTTTCTTAAGTTTTGCTTTAGTTGTATAAGAGCCTGTTTGAGGATCCATTACCACATTACGATTTTTCTTTAAGAATGTTTTTAAATCAGGTACATTTTTTTTAGGTTTATAATATGTTGCAATTTCAGGTTTATTGTGTTCACCTTCTGTTCTCATTGCTTTCATCTTCATCATTAAATCAGCATGTCTCATTCTTTTCATTTTCATTGAAGGATCCATCATAGAAGTATTAGCAATGTCCATTTCAAGATCTTTTAGTTCATCTCTTATTGAACCCATGCTCATGTGTGCTTCATTTTTTTTCTTTCTGTGTGTGCCACAATGAGCTTCGTCAACATCTCCTTCCATAGGTATATCTATGTCCGCTTGTGCAATTTCTTCTCTGGCATCGTCCATGACTGCGTCATACACATCTTGTTCTGCCATGTGTGCTGGTTTGCCGTTGATTATCATAGGCTTGGGAATATATCCTACTTCATCATGCTGATCAATTTCTACTGTGTAAGTAGTACCATCTTCAAGTTTGCCTTCAAACTTATCTGGCATGAAACCTTCTTCTAGTTCATCAGATATATCACCAGTGACTTTGTACTTTTTGCCACCTACTGTAAATTCTTTTTCACCAGCCTTGATAGCGGCCAATCTTGCCGCAACAAATTCATTACCATCTGTGACCAATGCTTCTTTGATCATCAATAGTTTGAGATATGCTGGATTCTTTTCTGATGTATGTATTTTAGAACTGGAATGTACTTCGTTGATCAATTTGCTGACTTTGTCTAGCATGTATTTTCTTTTAGATTCACTGATCCTTGCAGTGTCAAAATCAGTATTGAAATAATCCTTTAACACATTTCTTGAATATGATTTTTTATTTAATTCTGTTAACTTCATGTTAAACTCCCTCAGCCTGCTTATATTTAGCATAAGAAATGACTTCATCCAGCTCGTCCTTGATATGATCAATCTCATTCAAGGTATAATCTGCTCTCAAGGCGGCATTTTTTCTGCGTTGTGGTTCAATGTCATCCATAACATTGTTCCATACTGCAAGATCGAATCTCTTCTCTCTCAATGCCTGGTCTAGGTTGTGAATAGTGTTTGCACAAGAATCATTGCCTTCATGTCTGTATAAACACCATGCCAATGCCGCTCTTTTACTACTAAACACTGTCTTACCTTCATTAAGAACTACCCAAAGATCGTCTTCTTGGGTAATGCACCATCGATCAAACACAAAGAGATCTCCTCCTACCTCTATGATGTTGTCTTTGGCTGTTTCTCTCAATGTAGCCTTTGCTAGACTTTTAAATTTATTAAATGCTTTCATTAATTTAATACGAACTGTACTATCAGCCAGCCTATGACTGCAATCAAGGCTCCAATGGCCGACATTCCCCAACGAACCAATTGGTTGTTGCGGTGGTCCTTCATATCAACGATCATGGTTTTGATTTCGCCAACTGTGGTCTCCAGTTGCACTACCTTCTCTTCGACTGAGTCCAGTTTGTCTTCCATTGCTTTGTACCTTTCTGCACAGAGCTCGACATGGGCTTCTAGATTGTCTTTTTCTATATTTGTTGTACTCATTAATAACTCAAATTTATAGATTCCTACCTATAGTGAGCCTTAATTTTGCCTGTGTATGCCTAAGTCTTGCTAAAAATCTGTAATAATATTATTTATGCGGTTCCCCTATTACAACCTTGAAAAATGTATTGGCTTTTGAACCTTTGGTTCTGATCAGACTGTCCATGGGAGCTGTTTCATCCAGTCCTGTGATAATAGGTACCATGTCAAAATCATCTTGTATGATTTCATGTGTGTATTCAAAATTCTCAACTGCAAATTGGAATGACCATACTTTGTATTCGAAACCCATTGTACCCATGTAGTAGGAACCAAATCCTATGTTGTTTACCGGGCCTTGATATAGCAAAGGTTGTGAAATGTCAAATGGTTGTGATCTCATGGACACACATTGTAAAAATGTTTCAAAGTTTCTTTGTTGATTTCTCAGTTTTGTTTGTTTGGGTGTGCGAGGTCTGTGCAATTGACCTGTGTTTGTGATATCAATTAGTGTGTATGCAACTATCATTTGGTCAA